AATGTCGAGAATTTAAAATGAGGCGCTTACGCTGTACAGCGTAAGCGGTTTAAGGGAGGTTTTAAAGTATGGTACAGGTAAAGAAAAAAAGCAAAAAGGATAATCTAATAAGACTTATCCATGTGGGAAAAACCAAGGTGGGTTTAAGCGATTCTGAGTACCGACATTTGCTTTATAGCACAACAGGAAAATCCAGCAGCCTTGCTATGAACCTATCGGAACTTGAAGCCGTCTTAAAGGCAATCAAAGGCTTAGGTTTTGAAGTTAAGACAATGCCCGTAAAACCTGAAGATGTGGGAAGAGCAAGTTTTGAACAGATAAATTATATAAAAGGTTTATGGGAGCTTTCTGCCAGAGTTAAAACCGAAGCAGCCTTAAATGCCTTTGTCAAAAAAATTACGGGTGTTCCGTTTTTAGGCTGGCTCGATAAAAGAGATGCTCAAAAAGTTATATTGGCAGTAAGAGAAATAGCAGCAAATGCTGGATATAATCCTGACAGGAAAATACAATAGGAGGTAGCGATTTGGAAAACTTAATGCAGGATATGCTGAGAGATGTTGTCGAGCGTGGAATTGAAAAAGCAACAGCTATAAACAGCTTGCGTGCGTTAAGTTCTTGGTTCGGAGGTCAGCAGCTTTATATCCCTCAAAAGAAAGAGGGTTCTGCCGTTGCCGAAGAAATTCTTGGGGTCATGTCGGATGCCGTCGGTGATATAGATGCCGAAAAAATATACGATATTTTAAGCCTCCTATACGGCGGCGTATTGTGGTATATTCCGATCGAAAAAAATGCCTTCCGTGATATTATTGCAGAAGAAATAATGAAAGAATATGACGGTACAACCCAATCGATGAGAGACCTTTGCAGACGGTATAATATATCGTTTACTCAAGTGTATAGACTTTATTCGGAAGGGTTTGATAAAAAAAGGCAAAGGGAATTTAATTTTTAACAGCAGTTATTTCAAGTAAATTCAAAAAAAAGGTTAGGCTGTCGGTATGTTCACTGACAGCCTTTTTTTATGTTTAAATTCAGAATCCGGCAAGGTGCCGGTTACGATTCCTCTTATTCCTGCAGGCGATTATGTTATAGGCCGTGATGGCAGGCGTTGGATAAAACGAAACATTGAAACTATTGTTCTTAGGTCTAATAACGACCTTCCTCAGCATATTATTGATGAAAACCACTCAACAGATTTAAAAGCCCCTAAAGGAGAAAGCTCTCCTGCAATGGGCTGGTTTAATAACATTCACGCAAGAGAAGACGGCTCCGTTTGGGCTGACGCTGTTTGGACAGAGCGCGGAAAAACAGCCCTTGAAAATCAGGAGTACCGCTATATATCGCCAGTCTTTAAAGTCGGGGCCGACGGAGAAATAGAGCAGATATTAAGAGCTGCTCTAACCAATAGTCCCAACCTTGAATTACCTGCATTAAACAGTACACGAGCCGAGCCGGCGGACAATCCGGCAAAGGAGAAAAAAATGAATAAAGAAATTTGTGCAGCTTTAGGCCTTTCTGAAACTGCAACAGAAAACGAAGTGCTTGCCTCAATCAACGCACTTAAAACTCAAGCAAACAGTGCTAAGCCTGTAGACCTTACTGCATACGCTCCGAGGGCAGACTTAGCACAAATGGAACAGCGTGCTGTTGCTGCCGAAACGGCTCTTCAAGAGCGCAACGCTCAAGACCTTAAAAATAAGGCAACGGCAGCCGTTGAAAAGGCTATTGCAGACCGCAAGATTGCTCCTGCAAGCAAAGATGCTTATATTGCGATGTGTGCAACGGAAGACGGCTTTTCAAACTTTACAAAAATAATGGAAAGCTCGCCTGTAATTATTCCGTCCGGAACTTCGGTTCCTCAAGGCAACCCGCCTGAAAGTTCTGAAGTTGAACTTAATGCCGAAGACGAAAGATTCTGTAAAGCGATGGGCTATTCAAAAGAAGAATGGGCCAAAATCAAAGGAGGTAAATAAATGATAATTAAAGACAGCACATTACAAGCCTTGCGTACTATGGTACGAGCCGAATACGCTCAAGCGTTCGATGCAGCCGTAGCACGCGAAGACTACAAGGAGCTTGTTACTATTATAACAAGCAGCACAAAGTCAAACTCTTATGCTTGGCTCGGCTCTTTCCCGCAAATGAAAGAATGGGTCGGCGACCGTGTCGTTCAGGACATGAAAGAGTTTGCATACACAATCGAAAACAAAAAATACGAGTCAACGCTCGGTATTAGCCGTGAGGATATTGAAGACGATAACCTCGGTCAATACCGTGTTCTGGCTCAGGCAGAAGGACAGGAAACGGTCAGCTTTTTCTGGAGGCAGATAGCAAAGCTCATGGCAGACGGTTTTACAACGCTCTGTTATGACGGCCAAAACTTTTTTGACACCGATCACCCCGTTTACGAAAAAACGGACGGAACGGGAAGCAACACTCCTACATCCAATGTCATCGGTTCAGGAAGCGGTAAGCCTTGGTTCCTTCTTGATCTTAATAAGCCCTTAAAGCCTTTTATCATGCAGGAACGCATGAAGCCGGAATTCGACGAAATCAAAGATACCCAAAACGATACGGTCTTTATGAAAGACAAGTATCTTTACGGCATCAGATATCGTGGTAACTGGGGCTATGGACTTTGGCAGCAGGCAGTTGCTTCAAAAGAGGATTTGACGGCTGCAAATTTTGAAAAGGGCTTTACCATGATGGAAGGCTTTAAAAGGGATGGAGGTGATCCCTTAGGTTTGCGTCCTACACACCTTGTTGTCGGGCCTTCGCACAGGGCTGCAGCTGAAGCGATTTTACTGAAGCAAAATTTGACAGGCGGAGAGTCAAACACAAACTATAACCGTGTTAAGCTTATAGTTTGTCCTTGGATGTAAGGAGGGGATTATGGCTGAAAAAACAAAAGAACAATTACAGGCCGAAGCCGAAAAAGCGGCAAAGGATTTACAAGCCGTTACCGAAAAACTGCAATCGGCACAAAAAGAGCTTGAGGCAAAGCCGGATGACGAAAAACTCAAGAAGAAAGTTGAAGGTCTTAGCAAAGCCATAGAAAGTGCAAAACAAAAACTTGATGCATCACAGACTGCTTTAAAAGAAGCAGAAAATGCAGGCGGTTCCACTGGAGAGGTTAATACCGGTAATAAAAAAACTGTCCGGTTAAAGGTCAGAAACAAAACGGGCAGGCCCACATACTACAGGGCAGGCTTGTGTTTCAGCTCTACTGATGCGGATTATGAAGTTACGGAAGATATTGCAAAAATACTGCAAAGCGATCCGTGGCTCGCAGCTGAGGAAATAAAATGAAAACTCTTTTAACGGTTGCGGAACTTGAAAAAAGAGCAGAGCCGGCTTCTTTGCCTCTTGATACCAACGGAGCTATCGATGCCGATAGGATAATTCTTGCTCTTTCAGATGCAACAGGCATTATAGTGGCTCAGCTTCCGTGGCTGTTAAAGTGACGGCGTGCTTATCGATCCTGTTCCGGTTCAATTTGATGCTGCATTAAAAGGAATTTGCGCCGATATTGCCGTCCACCGTTTAACCGATACGGTAACATCGAGTGAAGACTCCCGTGCGTGGTATGCCGACAGCATTAAATTGCTTGAAAAAATAGACCGCGAATTTAAGGGCGGATTATCGGGGCCTGACCTACATGAAGCTTCAGTAGTAATCGGGGGAGGAGCAGAAGATGCCGAAGATCCCCGTTATTGGAAAAAGGGAAAGGTGCTTTAAATGGGCGGAGCCTGTGTTTCGGTAAATGCAAAAGAGATTGAAGCCCTTGCAAAAAAACTTAACGGCTATGCTTTAAGTGCAAGCGATGAAAGGTCTCTCTTACATTCCCTGGGAGTTGAAATAGAAAGTCAAATGCACGAGCGTTTGACTTCTATTAAAGAAGCACCTGACGGAAGCAAATGGGCAGCTCTTGCAATGAGCACTAAAAAATATTTACAGATTCATTATCCCGGAGCAAGACCTCCGCTTTGGCGAACCGGAGATTTAATTGACACGATTGAATCTCAAGTGCAGGGCAGCGTCTTGATTGCCGGTGCTACAAAGGAATATGCCGGTTATTTGCAAAAAGGAACAAAGCGGATGCCTGCTCGTCCCTTTATAGGACTTTCGACCGAGGATGTATCGGAATTATCACAGCTTATAGATTTATGGCTTAAGGAGCGTTTTAAATGA